ATTAAATTATTATTTTCAAATGGATTGCCATCTATTATTGGCCTTAACTTACTATCACCACCAACATTTCTGACAGCATCCAAACCACCATCTACTACATCTATTAAGTTTGTTTTATACATTGGATAAACTACATCCTCACCACCATCTATAATATGTATACCAATATTTTGTATACCATCACTATTGATTTTAATATCACCAACATAGATAGTATCAGGTTCATTAGCGTAAATACCATTACCAACAATTAATGAATTAGATGCGCTTGGTCCATAACTATTATCATTAGTCCATCACCATAGTTATTTTTACCTTGTGCATTTACATTAGGCGAGTCAATAGTGTTTCCATTCTTTTTAAATACAATAGGTCCACCTGTCTCAGTTGTTGGTGTAGGGTCAAATAAATTGCTACCAGCAGCACTTGTCTCACCTGGTAGTTGTGGTTTATTAAATACTCTAGGCCTACATCTACCACCATCCATATAACCACCCAATTGTTTACAACAATCATCAGTTATTATTTGACCAGATAAACTGAAATAATAAGAACCAAATTTATCATCTGGTTTAGGTGCTTTAGCTACAATATCTGGTGGACACCACTTATTACTGGTTGGAATCTCAACACTATTTAAATCAAATATTGCTAATTCATTTATTTTAATAAGTGTAACCTTTGTTAAAGATTCACCATTAGCTGGGTTAAAATCATCAATGCTATTAACTCGCCAGTAGTTATCCATTAAAAATATGATATTACGAAAATCAAATTCGGCAATATCCTTGTTTGTTAATCTAAAATAACCAGTTAATAACCTAGCGTCTATATCAGTAATCTGACTCATTCTACCTCGATGGAATTTATTATATAAATTATTAGTAGGTACAACAGTTGTATCAAAATATAACTTACCTGGATATGAAAATTCCAAACTGTACTTAGGATTGAACCTATCATCCCACATTGAGCAGAATGGATATTCATATACTATAGTTTCTGGACCTGTATCATAATCTAATATTCTTAAACCTATTGTTGGATGCTTTGTACCATATAATAATATTCTTGGCTTAACCTTCTTAGGTTTAAAATCATTGGTTGTATCTTGTTCTACAAAATAACCAGCAAGTCTATCATGGGTAAATTTATCCATCACTGGTGTTGCAGCAAATATTAATTCAGTCTTATCAACATTTTGACTATAGTCTGAATCTATATCCAATTTCAAATCCCCATATATTCTCTTGGTTTCGTTTGTGTATTCCTTATTTAATAAATCATCATCAGCTTGATATGTATAAAGATAAGTCTTGAAATCTAATTCAGACATTGGCTCTATTGTAATCTCAGAATTCTCATCTATCTTGCCACCAGTTCCATCAGAATCTTCATCCCAGTTTACTACTAATTGTTTAGATTTAAAATACTCATCATATGGTTCAATAATTAAATCATTTTGTTTATCTGGATTATCCACAATAATTAAATTAAACATATTACAGATTGATAAAAAGAAATCTTTCATCTTTATATCTGCTGGTAATATTTGATTCATATTAACATCAGTATTGCCCATCTCTGCATTATCCGCTGGCTCAACAATAAACTTTGTGAAATCTTCACCTAATGATTTCTTCAAGTTTAAATTTATTTTAACTTTATCATTGTCTCCAGCCCATTGCATGGATGTATATTGAAACCCATAACCAACCCTAATAACATCACCAACCTCTAATAGAATATTACTTATTGTAGCACTGAAATTTAATGGTGCGTCTATATCATACCATGGGCTTGGATGTGGTATAGTATCTGAGGGAAGATGTTGTTGTGGAAATGGGTCACTCTGATAAATCAAATTTCCATTTTTAGATATGTGATATAAATAATTAAAACTACCACCATCATATTCAATGTCATCACCATCAACGTGACTATATCTGGCAATTAATTTACCATCTAATATTATATTATAATAACCTGTTTGTTGACAAATATATTTACCACCATCCCATGAACTCAATGGGTCTTGGAATGTTAATACTCCAGTTATATCATCTACTTCACCAGACTCTCTATCTAGTGGTAAAGTATAATAACCATCAACGTAATTCTTCCACCAATCACTTTGATTGGTTCTTGGCGGAAATAATTCAAAGTAATCAAGAATATTATTAACACCCACCCTGGTGGTTTGTTCAATCATTGTCTCTTCACTCTTCTGTAGTTTATCACCCGTAAATGGCATTATCAATTTATTAAATAATATAGTATTAAAAAATTTACTAGTATATGTATAACCAGTAAACTCAAATATCTTATCAATTATTGTTTTAACATAAAATGCTGGGAATAAATCTGAAATATAACTATTATAAAATACATTATTGAAGTTACCATATATAATATAAGGATACATATAACCATAACCTGGTGCACCTATATCAGTTTGAATTCCATTTTTATGTATGATGAAATCCCATGAATTAATAATATTATCTCTTGACCTAATGTGATTAAACTCTGACATATTCAAAGCATTTAAACCAACATCATTCATTGATAATAAAATATTACTTAGTAGCCCATTTATCTGTACTTCATATTCTATCTTATCATTTAAATCTATAATCTTAATTAAAAATAAATTACCTTTTAATAATTCATTACTACCAGCTTGTATAGATGCAATAGATGCTTTCTTAACATTAACACCAGTCACATTAACATCTTTAATATGTTTAAAGAATATGTTATTGGTTGGCGTTCCTGGTAATAATATTGTTCTTGAAAAATTGCTTGACCTAGAAGATACATCAAATATATCCGCTAATTTATAATTAAGACTTATGCCTAAATCACCATAGGTATCCAATTCAACTCCATCAACTATTAATTTATAACTCATTATAATCTTATTTCATTTCTTGACATATTGATATCGAATGTGTAATTCCATACCCTGTCTTTTTCTACACTACCATATTGTATGCTATTATTTGATAATATGACCGCCTCTAGTGTGCCATCAGGATGTTGAACAAAATGATGTAATGATTCAAACATATCCTTTATTAATGCATTCTCATTAGAATCTATCCAACCAGAATTCAATGTTATCTTTTGTCTATTTCTTGAGTAGTAAGCTTTCTCACCTCTACCAAATGTATCTATACCAAATGTATTATTATCAGTGTCCCAGTTAACTTCATTTGTATAGTAGGTCTTTCGTTCAACCTCAGTTCCTTTAGTTGCTAAATATTTAAATGGATAAGTAAGCCATGAACCCAATGAATCTTTCCACATTATATGATATGTATCATAATTAGAACAATCATCATTAATATAAAATCTTATTTTATTTGATTTTTGAATTGTGCCTAATCCAGTATTATCACTGATATGAACTGTATATGTATCAACACTATCTTTAATTGTAGATAAAGTTGCACCTGATAATAAAGTAATATTATTAGATTGAATTAACTGGTCTATGCCGCATGGCACATACATCTCTCTATTATCACTTAGCGTGCTGTTTAATCTTATACTTGATAAAGTAGCACCTATATTATCATAAAAATTAAAGCGTGCACTATCTACAAAATCAAATTTATAACAGTGTGATAATAGCCAAAATTTACTCTCAGGTTCAATTCTATATTGACTGTGAGTACCTAAAATAGTACTAATATTATTGGTTAGATTTAATCTATTTTGAATAACATAGGGGTCAAATGCATCTGGTGTATAATCAAGATTATTAATCCTCGCATTATATGCATATAAATTATTAGATACAAATGCATTTGAATCAGTTGTTAGACTATTAAATTTAATAGTTCCTGATATTGGTTGCGAAGCAGTGGCCACTAATACATCAACACTAATAACAACTCCATAAGTACCACTTAAATTAATGTCTGTTATGTTGCAAGTTGTATTGTAAGATGGTCTTGGTACACCAGTAATAACACCTGGTTCATTTGGAACTATAGTGTTATAATTTTTAACAGATGTAAAATAATTACTACCACCAACAAAATCAACAGTTGTTACACCATTATAATATGGTTCGGTAACTTGTCCAGTCACAGTAACTTGTTGACCAGCCAAAAAGTTATGTGTTGTACTACCAACAAATGCAGCAAGACCAGATAAACCACCACCAGCATTACCTTCTACATAATCATATTCCCAACTAGCTAAGTCTTGTTGTACTACAACTTCGTCACCTATCTGAAATGGAATACCATTCAATGATGTAGCACCAGTGTTATAAAATGAAATCTGACCAGGATTACCATAACCCACAGAATAAAAATAGCCATTATCTTCAAAATCAAATACATAATCAAATGACTCACCAAGTATTAATTTATAATTAAACTTAGTATTTGTACCTGCATAAATTTCATTCGAATCTTCTAAATTATAAGTAACAAAATCTTTTATAGTTTGATTTATAGAATCTAATCTCAATTCATCATCAACACCTTTCGAATTCTTAAATGGTATTGATTTATACATTCTGGATGGAACTGGACCAAATGCTGGACCTAAAGTTAAGTCAATAACAAAATGTGTTGTATCTAAATTATCAACAATAGTATATGAGTTTGTATATACATCATCATTATAACTATCATCTAAATAAACATTATCACCTATAACATAACTATGAGTTGCACTTGTTGTTACTTTAGCATAAGTGTATTGATTATAAACATATGTTTCAATGTCATTAACTGTTGATTCATGGTAAGCTATTTTAACTAAATAATTAAATGCATCTGATGTGTCAACAGTATCGGATGATACTCGCAAAGGCATTTGACTATAAGCAGCTGAATATGTTGCCGGAAGTGTATGTACATTATAACTCATATATCTATATAGTATAGATTTATTATAATCATTTATAGGTAATTGATATATTACCTTTGCTTGTTATCCTTGATAAAAAATCATCTATCTTAGCTTCAACCGCTTCTGATAAACCAAGCTCAAGTATATCACCTAATTTATAATCAGACTCAATATGTTTAATTGTTTTATCAATTATATTAGTGGCTGGTATTCCTCTTTGGAATATCTTTTGTGTTATAGCTCCAGCAAATACTGGTGGCACATCTTTATCCATGCACCACTGTTTTATAGCCATTATGTTTGTTTTAGTGACAGGAAAATTACCTGGTTTAGTTCCTTCATCAACTGAATTTAGACCTGATAAATAATCCTCAGATATAATTTCAATCACAACCTGGTCAACAACTTTTCTTAATTTATAATCTAATGACCTAAGTAATTTACCACTTGCAACTTTATCCATTTTAATAAGTTGCTCACCAAGATATTTGATTACATCTTTACCATACTCATTTAATGCTGCATACATTTCATCATCATAAATAATATTATCATTAGTCGCCATAGAAATCAAAAAATTTATTTGGTGTTATATATGTCCAGTTTGTGGTTCTTAGTGTCAAACCATTTGTAGCAAACATCTGTCTACCAGCTGAGCTATCTAAATCAATCGCTCTTGTAAATAAACAACTACAAGTTGAACCTTGAGACACCACAAAATAGGCTGATGATAATACAGTATCAGATTGTAATGTAACACTATTTGTTGATAACGATGGAAATCCTGTGCCTCTTGTTAAAACTGAATTAGTGACTGAGTATGTCATACCGGCTTTAAATGAAACTGACCGGTTATTTGTTGTACAAACAAAATTACTTACGTTAAATCCAGATGGTCCAGCAAATACAACATTCGTTGTTTGTGCCAATAATAATGTATCAGTTACATTTAATTGTGAGGTTAATGTTTGAATACCTTGAGTCATTGTAACATTGGTAAATGACATACTTCCAGTATCTAGTGTTGAGGCCGCCACACAAGTTAGAACACCATTTGTTGTATTTGTATTTCCTGCTGTATAACTAAATGTAGCGGAGTTAAGGTTACAGGTACCCGACAAAGAAAATGTACCAGATGTATTTACATTTGTATTTAATCTAACTTGACCACTACCAGTTGTCCAACTACAACTAGCACCATCAAATTTTAAATTTGTCGTACCACTCACATTGTTTGAACCACCTATAGTTAAACTACCAAGAATATGTATAGTGCCACCATTCATAATTAATACACCAGAATTATTAAATACTCCAGAAACATATAAGTCAGAGGTTAAAGTTACTGTAGCATTTGTTTGACAAGTAACGTTAAACCAGGTGATGCCTGAAGTATTAATTATTGTACTGGTGCCTCCTAATTGTGCTAAAATTAAAGTTGAAGAATTTGTTGTTGTGTCTACAGTTCCTGTAATATATGTTAAGGTTTTAGAAGCAAATCTCAATGATGTTCCAATTGTTATAGTTCCTGCGGTATTGATGTCCATATCAACAGCTATATACCCTGCTGTACTTACAAGGTTACCTGTACCATTCATAGTTATTTTTACAGTGCCAACCACACCAGCAGCAGAAGTACTAACATTGTTACCAGCAAAAATAACTTTAGCTGTGCCGTTATTATTTATAGTCAATGCTGTGGTTCCATTTAATGATAATGGACCACCAATATTTAAATCAGTTTGTAGTGTGTATGTTTGTGATGTGCCTTGAAATCCAAATGTGTTTGGCCATACAAATCCACCTGATGTTATATTACCTGTTGCCGTTATATTTAAACCACCTGTGCCACTAATGGTCATACCACCAGCAACACCGAATGTTATATCACCAGACACTGTTATGGCTGATACACCCATTGTTAATGTGCCAGCCCAACCAGTGAAGTCTATCGCATTACAGACCCTATTGGCGCCTAATGTGCAGTTTGGACTAGTAACGTTAAATGTTGTTACGTGACCATCACTAGCAGTAGGAATGGATAATTGACTCCAATTACCAGCCACTGCCCAGTTATTACTCAACGCACCTGTAAATAAATTAACCGCCATTTAATAGTTCAATATTATTTTCTAATTCATCAATAATTAAATTCATCTCATCAATATCTTCTTGTGTGAAATCTATTGAATTATTAACCATTAAATCTCTCTCACCCTTTAATTGTATCATATTATAATTAATAACATTGATACTATCCATCACATTAATCTTCCAACTAATTATGGTCTGTGTTGTAGGGTTTTCACTATCATTAAATATTGACATACTATTATATTATTTTTAAGCCCAAGCTGTGATTCTCCATAAGTTAACAGCAGAGTCCCATTCAAACAAAACCTTTAGTAATGTGTTAATAACTGTAGCTGTAGGTAAACCTAAAGTTCCACCAGCAACGAACATTGCACCCCATGATATAGTTCTAACTACACCATTGTCTGTAATCTCATAACAGAACATATCACCGTGTACAGGGTTACCTGTTAAGTTGGTTGACATATTTGTTATGTTAGCGTTCTGCCCAGTTAATCTAGCTATGTCACCATTATCTGTATTAAATGCTGGTGTAGCAGATGGTGTAACAGTTACAACTCTTTTTGTTATTCTTTTATTTGTGACTGTTGTAACAGATGAGGCAGTAAATGTTTGTGCAGACCAAGAGGCTACACCGTTAACATCAGATATAAGATGATAGTTTAATCCCGCACCTGGTGGATAAATAAATGAACCTGTTGCAGTCACAGTTGAGAAAGTTGCTACTGTTCCGTTAAAACTTCCAGGACTTCCTGTTGCCCCAGTATTTCCTTGAATGCCAGGCAAACCTTGACTTCCGGTATTTCCTTGCATTCCAGGACTTCCTGTTGCCCCAGTATTTCCTTGAATGCCAGGCAAACCTTGACTTCCGGTATTTCCTTGCATTCCAGGACTTCCTGTTGCCCCAGTATTTCCTTGAATGCCATCAACTCCGGGAGGCCCAGTAATTCCATAAACAAATAATTCACCACCGGCATTTATTGATTGATTAAATATACCATCAACATAAATATCAACTGGGTCTGGAATCAATGATAATAAATTAGAATTACAGCTTTGATAAGGTAGTTTAACATTAACAGTTAATAAATAACCTGATACAATATCAGTTGTCTCTCGATTGATAGTTTGTGTATTTATATTACCATCAATAATAATATTATATTTATTCAATTCATATATAATAAACTTGCTTAAGTCATTACAAACCTGATACATATCAGATAGAACTTCACCCTCATTATCTGAGTATGAACCATTAGTATTTTGATAATTTGTCTGAATATTAATCTTATCTACAATATAAAATGATAGACTAACAATAGGTGTAATATTTTTATTATTAACATTAATGGTTGATGAATTATTTTGATACCAAATATAGGGGAAATTCATCTGTCTTGATGTACTAACACCACTTATAGGTCCTGTACCAAAGTCAGGTGCTAAAGGATGTGCTTGACAAAAATATTCAAACAATGTTTTTAATTGATTTAATGTTGATGTGTTTGTAGTACTCATTTCTTCTGCCTTGATTTTATTTCTCTTATCCTGTCTCGTTCATGGTAGTACATCATCCAAGTTAAACACTCGACATAACCCAACTCCATTACTTCATTCTGTTTATAATTACCTTCTTTTACCATAGTATCAATAAAATTATGCCACCTATATTTTGGGTCTAAGTCTTCATTGCTATTAAATAAACCACTAAACCTATCTTTTTTATTGGTTTCTTTTACGCTAAAGATTGGTCTGAACCGCTCATAAAGTCCCGTGCGCCATTTGAAAAAAAAACTAGTAAATCATTTGCATCAGCTATTGATATTTTATTCATAAAGAGTTCTTTTCTCTCTTGGACAAATCTAAATTTAAACTTCTCTAAGTCACCATCATCATTTTTTCTACGCACATATAATACCAATAATTCACCAAATACATCTTCTGGGTTCTCTGCTTTCTTTATTTTATTCTCAATAAACATAATCTTAGATGTATCTGTACCATCAAAGTTCTTATCAATATAATAAGTAATATCATCAATAACAATAGAATCTTTTTCTATAGGTTCTATTTTAGTTTCGATTAATTTATTATATGAGTTCATAATCTCAACTGTCTTTTCAATTGGTAACTCCTCTACCTGGTCAGTAGTTAGGTCAGCAAAAGCAGCACAAAGATTAATCTGACTCATCTCATCAAACTCTTGCTTCTGAATTTGATTAAGTTTAAGATACTTAGCCACTGATATATCTGACCAACTCTTAGGTATTTTTATTTCTTCCATATATTTATATAGTATATTTTTTAATAATTCATTTATCGAACAGTGATTGTCATGCCACCACCATTGCCTATCTTTGACAACTTAGATTGAAATACATATCTTGCTGCATCAATTGCATGGTTGTCTCTATCTATTGGGGTGTTTAATGATTTACCACTGGTATCTGTTCGCCATGAATATTTATATAATTCATCTATTAAATTAATCGACTGTTTAGTAACTATTAGTTTAAAGGTTTGCATCAATGATATACCAAAATTAACTGAGTCTTTACCCTTATCTGCACTATAGGTTCTCAGTCCAAAATAACTCAACTCTCTGATTGATTTTGGTTCTGCACTATCACAGTAAATTTCAAATCGATTATCTATTCCTTTAGCTTTTAATCTATCAGCTATTTGTTGATTGACCAATTGTTTTTCATATAAAACTTCATCAAGAATAATATCATCATTATATTTATATACACCTACACAACTGGTGAAATCGTTGGTGAATCCCCAATCTAATCCATAAGCAATCAGTCTGGCTTCATCTGGTATTTTATCTATTATGTTCCAATTCTGAAATATAGCACCTTGTAGTTTACCCACTTGGCCATCTAAATAAACCTTACACCAGTTTGCCCAGTACTCTGAAGACTCAGCTTTTTTTCGTTTATCTAATAATTCATTTCTAATATTTTCATTTAATGCTGAATTATCTCGATAAGTTAGTATTAATAATTCAGCATTATCTTGAGTTAGTATTTCAGAATGTGCCCAAAATTCACTGGATGGATTATAATCTAAATAAATATAATCATTTGTCCTTGTACATAAATGGTCTGCAATTTCAAAGTGTACTTGATTAGCTTCGTTGATGTACAATATATCCCTTTCTGGACCTCTGGCTTTACCTTCGTCATCGATAGAATAGAATCTTATAACAGTACCGTTATGAAATTTATAGGTGTGTTTAGTTTCATTCCAGGATTTATCTTGCCATCTATTAGTGTATTTCATTATTTTTTTGAAGTCATTAATAGCACCCATCTCTAGGTGATTGTAAGTCATTGAGACAATATCAATAATCTTTGTTTTGCTTTTGATTTGACGGCATGCAGTATCGATTAATATACTAATGATAGCATAGGTCTTACCAGCACGGGCACCACCTTGAATAACTCTATAACGTTTAGTTAACTTTAATATTTGTCTGATTGATTTAGTTACTTTAAACATCTAATGATTCATCATTATTTTCATCTAGGTTGAATAATGGTTGTTCAATATTAACATTCAATTCATGTCTTTCAATATATAACTGGTGTAGTTTATTCAACTCAATCTGACTTGCAAGTGCAGTTCTTCTATCATTATTTGCTAATGATGTATCTCTTATAGCCTCAATTGATTGTAAGGCATCAGCTAAGACATCTTCATTAAGTTTATTATAGAGTTTACCTAACTCTGCTTTAGTTATTCTAATCAAATCATATGCTCTTTCTTTTGATAATCCATATTTAGAAATCAAATGTAATGATACTGCGTGTGTGCTCTTAAGTTGTTTATAGAGTAATATTGATACTTCTTCTATTGCTTCTTCTATACTTGGTATTTTCATAAGTGTGATAAGTGTGATTTTATTTTAAAAAAATTTAGATAATATTAAATTGTGGATTGAATTTATCATACCACTTTTTCAATCTAATAAATGCATAGCTAACTTCAGTTGAGCATCTACCACATACACTAGCTTTATGGTCAATGTATGTTCGTATAAACGTTTCACATTGTGCAATCTCATCATTTGAATAGGTTTTCAAATTCATCAATTGTGTGAGGCTGATATAATCTTCTTGCTTTATTGTTATCATCTATACTTATATAGTATAGGTTATAGAATTTCATTTTCAGATAAATATTGAATAATCTTTTTTTTAACTAATGTTACTGTTTTAAATAAATGGTTTATTGATATTGAGTATTCCTCACTCATGGCGCTGTAGCTTCTATTTGTCATCATATACTCACGGAATATCTCCTGTTGAAACCAGGTACATTCTATATGTGACAAGGCTTCATTTATTTTATCTAATCTGAATTCTTTTAATTCTTTATATTCAATTTCATCAAGAGCTTCATCATAACCTATACTATCAATTAATGTTCTACTATCATATAAATTCATATCTAAATCCAAATCGATATTTTTAAATTGATTTTTTATACTAACATAGAATGGTGAACTAGACGAGTATAACTGGTTGCGAAATGTTGCATATAAATATGGTACAATCTTACCATCATCATAAGCTTCTATAACCTTCTGTGGCTTTTGCAGCCAATCAATTGCAATATCAGAAATAAGTTGTGATTTATATTCTCGTGATATTTTGTACTTGTGCATACTTATGTTTATTATCTCTTTGTATGGTGAGTTATATTTAAAAATTTCGGTTATAATAAAATTAATATTTGTTGACATTATTATGTTTTATATTTTAATTGATTATCCAATCTATCAAACACATAAGCTATGATTGAATTCAAAATAGATGACAATGGATTTAGTGTAATGAATAGAGTTAACCAAAATGCATTACATTTAAAACAACTCACTAGTTTGTTACAAAACATTTTATATATGTATAGTTTTGGATTCTCTTCTAGTAAATCTAAATCGTTTTAGAGGTTCGAAATAGATAATGAACCAAGAGATTAGTAGGGGAGTTAAGGCGAATGTTATCATCTATTTATTATGTATAATTTTTTCAAAACTCGCCTCTCTTCTTTCAGAAATAATTGTTCTTTCAATACTGGACATTAATATTTCTAATGAATAATCATAACATAATGAATTTATTAAACCTTCAATAATTCGTTCTGCTTCTTCTTCGGTCAAATTAATATGTTTAAGTCTAAACATAAGTGCTTCTATTTGTTGTTTCATTTCTTTGTTTCTATTTTTTTAAAGAAGAAATCCTTTTGTTCCTGAGTTGCTAAATCAAAGTTTAAAGTTCTATCTCCATAGGTTAAAATTGTATGACTATTCTCATCAAACGAATAATCAAGTCCAGGGTACTCTTTAACTGCTTGGTTAAAGAAAAGTATTATTTTTTTATAGTCTCTCATCTTTTTTTATTATTAAAATTTCTTAGATAATCACTAGACCTCATATCTCGCATAAACTTAGCCAGTGCCATATCTTTCTTTTTTTTATCAATTCTTTCTTTTTGTATTCTATCTCTTTCTTCTATTGTAATGAACTCAAGTTCACCATCTAATTTTATATACGGCACTGTTCTTCCCTCCATTTTTAATGCATGCCATAACTGTTTATTTACCTGATAAACCCTATCTGAACCTTCAATCTTATATTCATAGTAGTTTTTTTCTTCTTCAAACTTTGGCTTACCTTCATAGTCAAAGTATTTATTGGGGTCAAAATCTCCAAATAATTCCATATCTTTTTATTTTATTTTTTTATTGATAGACTCAAATATGCATCTAACTCTATCCTGTTTTTCTAACTTCTTTTGTACTTTAAGTTCTTCTATTTTATAATCATAAATGTAATCTAGTTTAGTGCACATCTCATTATCATATGTATCCAGGTAGGCTACCCACTTAGTCTCTTTACCTAATCTCTTATGCTCTGTGGAGCAATTGTGAGTCTCTTTAAGCCACTTAAATGCTTTGTACTCACTACCCCTTATCTTGAAGACAAAAGTACCTTTAGGTGTAAAGTTTAGGTATAGCACTTGTGTGTGGTGAAAGCCAAAACTCTTCTGTATATTTTCGTATTTAATTAGTTTATTAAATTTCTTTCTTTCAATCATGAGTTCATCATAATGTGTATCTCTTACTTTACACTCAATGATATAAGAATGATATTTATTCCCCTCAGTACTATATATATGTATGAGTGCGTCATAGTTAGTCATCGTGTCAATATTTGACAATAAAAAATAAACATTATAATTATCTTTTTGTAAGTTTATTTGTAAGTGTTTGTATAGTTCATCTTTGACTTTAAGTAAAGCATCTCTCTCTATCTCCTCAGTCTTCTTCAAATCAAGTCTTTCCATGTATTATATATTAAATGGAAATATTGATTTTTATCTATTTTGGAACGACTGCTTGCTGGAGCGCACAGTCTAAATATAAGGGGCGGTCAATAATTAATAAATTTATATTGAAAATTTTGGTAAATAATAAAAAGTCGGGACGTACTTAATAGTATATAGTATTAGTTATATATAGATATAATATATTATATTCCCTTTTTTTTAGCGTAGCTGCGTTAGCTTGCGTAGCGGTATTTTAACCAGAAATTAAAATTAAACTTTCCCGATTTTTCCCTATAAAATGATAAAACAGGTAATTAAAACTTTATATATACTATTGTAGTCTAACCAGATTACCGGCGGTTCCTGAGAAGTAATTAGCTCAGGTTCCTCCCGCCGTAAAAAAGAGGAAATAAAATAAAGAGGAATAGTATATGAAATTATTTTTACCAACAGTTGTTATTGAAAAGATAACACAATCAATATCAAATGATTATAAGTTCTTTGATATATCACAAACAAATTTTAGTAAAATACTAAGTAAGTGCCTTAATGTATGGTATTATATCTATACAAAAAATATGGATATTGAACATAAAAAGAATTATGTTAATATTCACAAAGAAGAACTAAACAAAATAGCTACACATTTTAGAATAAATGGTAAAGAATATTATTATTCAACTATTATTCAACTGTTAAAAAAAGGTGGAGTAATAGATGTAAATGAACATTTCAATTCAGGATTTTACAAAAAGGGTACATACACTAAATCTTACCGATATAATTCAAATATAATAAGTGAGTCTGAATTTACTGAAGTTGAAATTGATACTGATAAAATATTTGAAAACTTTAGGAGTAAAGATTATTGGTTGGATAAATACCCACAACATTCATTGGCTATTAATAAAATGTATAATTTTAATGTACAACTTGATAAAGCTATATCATTCATGCACCTCAATAAAAATTTAGAATTGAAACCTAAATCTATCAAAAAAGAATTCACTACAAAAACGGGTAAAAAATTTAAGAAGTCAGCAATAGATTATAGAGAACTTGATAATGTACGTATATTAGAATATACTAATAGATTATTAAAATTTTTGTTTAAAAATTTATGGTTTAAAGAATCAAGTGAAGGTCGTTTATATACATCTCTCACTTCATTACCTTCAATACTACGACAGTTTATCACATCAGTTAAAGATATTGAGGAAATTGATGTTAATGCTTCACAAGCTACTGTATTAGCTAATATGGTTAGTTGCCCAGAATTTAAGTTTGATATTGAAAATGGTGATATCTATACTAAAATAGGTAAAGGTAATAGAAACATTGGTAAGCACATAATGATTGCTAAGGTTATGTTTAGTAACCGACAAATAAAAAGTGGTAAATATTATGATGTTATAGAGGAATTATATCCAGGTTTAATGTCACAAATTAATAATATTAAAAAGGATAATAAGTTATGGTCTATACTCCAAACTATGGAATCAGATGTATTCATTAAAATTTTATCTAAGATGGATATCATACAATACACTGTGCATGATTCAGTAGGTGTTTATAAAGATGATATGGTAAAGGTTAGCAATATAATTAAACAAATTTATTGGGAAAAGTATAATATAAAAGTACAATTGAAATAGTTATGAAAATTTTACAGGGCGTAAGAAAATTATTAAAAAAATATGAATCTGAGATTCTAAAAAGCAGTGGTAATATTTACCATATTAGAATAGGCACCATGGAATTCCATTATGATAACCATAAACACATTATTAAACTCTCAGATAGTGATGAATGGTTCAATAAACCAATCTCATATTTAAACCAAATATTCAATAATAATATTCCATTAAGAGAATACATTTATGTTTTCGATTTCGGTAAATATATTGGTAAATCATTTAATGATATAGAAAATACTGATGTATCATATATTGTGTGGTGTTTAGATAATATTGCAGGATTTAGAATTAAGTATAAAGAATATAAAAAAACAAATTCATTTGATGAATTAATGGATGAACTAGCATATAAATTAAAATAGAGGCGGTCAAAAAATCAATATTTTTATTTAATATATAATCTAAATTAAACCAACTAATATAATATGAGAATCTGTGAATACAAGAATTGTCTAAACCTATTTGAAATGGGTGACCAGAAGAATAAAAAATATTGCAGTCGTCAGTGCAAGTGTAATGCATCTAGAAAAAGGCGAAACCATGAAAAACACATTAATGAATGTGTAAGTAATCAAATGGAATTTATAAAAATAATTAAAAACTTATCTTAAAATTTAATATATAACATAAGAGTTTCCATAAGAATTCAGTTTTTTTTAATCAAGCCCCGCCAATACTGGTGGGGCTTTTTTATTTTAGAATAAAACTATTTATTATTCCCGATATATAACTATATGGCAATAAGGAAATGTAAGCATTGTAACAACGAATTTGAATTTATATCTAAATGTGGAGGTACTATCAGGCAATATTGTGGTGTGGTGTGTAGAAAAGCAGCTCAAAAAATAAAGAGTCGAAAATTCTACGAAGAAGTTACTTTAAAAAGAATAAAAGAAAATGGTAGGGCTAAAGTTAAAGTAGATTTCGATTATCTTACACCAGAACAAATAAACCAGCTTATAGTCAAAATTAAAACGAATAACCTATTTGTCGATTTGAAAGACATATCCGACATTATTTCGGCCTACCAGACAATATATAAAAAAACACATCATAAAGAAACCTCATCATTTGGTGTAGAGATTAAAGATATGTGGTTAAAAATAAATGAATACTATGATAGAAACTAATTGTATAGATTGTCAATCAATTATTGAAGAGCCAATGCAACACAGGGTTAGATGTTGTTCATGCCGCGATAAACATATTAAGTTATTAAGAAAAAAAAGTTATGAGAAAAATATAGCTGAAGGTAAAAATAACTATCATCCAAAACCTAACAACCTACCTAAGCCTTGTTCTATTTGCAGTACAATATTTACACCAATTAAACACCATCAAATTGTTTGCTCCAAAGAATGTCAGAAAGAGAAGGCAGCACGATACTACATAGACCATAAAGCTCCAAGTATACTTACTGCTCAACCTTGTGTTATTTGTTCAACCAGCTTCACCCCAGCAAAGAAAAACAGCAAGTGTTGTAGCAAAGAATGTACACGTATCAACAAAAAGAATCATACAACCAAAGCACATAAATTAAACCCTATAAAAAAAACAAAAAACTATTACATTAAAAAAGAAGTTGTAGAGAAAAATTGTAAGAAATGTAATACATTGTTTACACCAGACAGAGCCAATATACAATATTGTTCGCATGAATGTAGAAGCCAGACCAAGGTTCAAAATAATAAAAAATATCATTCTGTAATAAAAAAACCAAACACTCGTGAGCGGGTAGAGAATAAAGAACTCTATTACGAGATTGTGGTTAGCCTTGCCATGGGTAGATTAACAAGACGTGCTGTGGCTTTATTAGAGCTTATAGGTTCGAAGCTAATTACAAAGTTTAGTTATAATAACACTGATGATAAAAGAGATTGCCACCACACTGCAATGTACACCATTTATAAAATGTGGCAGTCATTTAATCCAGATTACAGTAATGCTTTTGCTTACTTCAGTGAGGTGTATAAAAGAGGTCTAGCTGCTGGTTATAAACAACTATACCCAAATGGATATGGTGCTGACTATAGATTAGGAGATAGCAATGATGGAGGCGTATTTAATTTATGAAAATATGTAAACGATGTACGAATGAGGTTGAACCACATAAATTTATATGTGAGCCTTGTCTTAAAAAAAAGAGAGATGAGTTTAAAAAAGCAAGACTAGATAAAGAAAAAAAGTACTTGCAGTGTAAGGTTATATTTGACAGTGTATTTTATTCCACAAATTTATACCCTGATAGTGGTAAATCTTTCTGCCATTGTTGTGGAGAGTATAAACAATATTGTGAATTTGGATATAAAGATATAGGTCACAATGGCCAGAGACAAAATAATGTCTGTAAAGAATGTGACAAAAAATGATATTTTAAATTAAATATATAGAGTATATGAGAGAAAAAGTAGGAGTACATATTGGTGCAAAAACAAGTACCAGTGTAAAAGAGTTATTTGAAACATTGCAGTCACCTGATAGAGAGGATTTCTTAGAATGGTATGCTGATAATGAAGTAATAAAAAGACAATTTTATTACAGATTTGTGACGGATTATCAAAATGAATTAGCAAGTTTGCTAGAATCTTTAGATACGTTATTTAAAGCTAATCCAGATGTTGAATGGGGTGAAGCTATTGGTGGTATAAAAAACATATTAGATAATTACACACCTATACAATGCAACTATAGCAATATAAAAAAATGATATGAAAGATTCAGAAAAATTAAAATGGTTTTATTTAGGTATGTTGTGGGCGTGGGTACCCATCATAATTATATTATGTCTATTATAAAAAAATAAATATATAGAGTATGAAAGATAGAAAATTTTATAGCAATAAACAATCTGTCATTGATAAATTTTATAATCGTTCTAAATATTTTGAATATGAAATTGATAGAATCATTTACATATTTAATACCCATTGGAGTAATGAATATATGATAACATCAATTTATTTAAATAAATATATATTTACGTGTCATTTCAATATGTTTGATGTAAAAGCTAAACAAAGTATAAAAGTGAAAGGTTGTGATATTTCTGATATAATGAAAACTATAAAAAGAATGTTTCTTAAAAATTATGAGAGAGAACAAAAAATAAATAAACTACTAAATGGCTAAGAACAAAAATTCTAAAAACAAGTGTATTTATTATGGCAGTAGCAACAGTGATTACACGAATTTTTTGATTGCAATGTATAATAAAACAGATGCTGCTTATATTCAAAAAGAAAGAGATAAAAAAATAAATGAACTACTAAATGAAAAAACTTAGAAAATTTTATAGTGAAAAAATGTACCCAATTATAGAAGGTATTTTTTATATCATTGCAATGCTTGTAATAATATTTGGATTTATTGTAATTGGATGTTTAATTCTTAAAACTATAATTTTTGTGGCAGATATTATCCTATAAAATAAAACTATTAAATATATGAAAGACAAAATAAATAAAATGAATTTAGTAAACTTAAAAGAGTTTGCAGTTAAAAAAGGTATTGAAAAATTAATAGAAGCATTAAGGGATAAGAAATCAAGTATATATTGTTATTTTACATCTTGTTATAAATATGATAGTTATGAACAAGTTTTTGAAATGAGCTTAAATATAAATGAAAAAGTATGTATACATACACTTTATGAAAGTGAAGAATTCGAATTATTTGAGAAAAATAAAAATAGAATTGAAAATTTAAACCAATTAAAAGATGAAAACAACTAAAGAAGTGAGAGAACTATTTGAACTTATGCAATCACCTGTGAAGGAAGAGTTTTTGGAGTGGTTGGATTTAATGGAAAGTTTTGTACACATAGAATTTGGAAAGGGTGGTAGACCAATTAGTTATATAAAAGGAAATGGACCTAATAAATATAAATGAACACAATAAATAAACTACTAAATGAAACTGACAATTGAACAACTTAAATTTATAGCTCATCTTATGATGCAAGAAAATTATTATTATGAGTTGCC